AGAACAGATTCCTTGATGCATTGCTCAAGACAAAGGTTAAGGAAGAAGAACTTCAAGAGATCTGGTCTGGCATCATCGCTAATGACGGATCAGTATCGCATCTGAATTGCTTGACAGATGAAGAGAAGGAAGTCTTCAAGACTGCTATGGAGATTGATCAGCGGTGGGTTGTCCAGCATGCTGCTGATCGTCAGGAATATATTGATCAAGCTCAGTCGCTAAATGTTTTCTTTAGACCAGACTCTAGCATTAAGTATATTCATGCGGTTCACTTCCAAGCGTGGAAGCAGGGTTGCAAGACGATGTACTATTGCCGTTCAGAAAAGATTGGCAAGGCAGATAAGGTCTTCAGAAAGATTGAACGAGAGATCATCAAGGAAATTGATCTAAAGGCGTTGGCGAAGGAAGAAGAAGTTTGCCTTGCTTGCGAAGGATAAGGAGATAAAAATGATTAGAGTTCTAAAGTTTTATGCTGACTGGTGTCAGCCATGTAAGTTGCTGTCGAAGATCCTAGAGGATGTCAAGACAGACGTAGTGATTGAGAACTACAATATCGACGACGAAGCTAACGATTGGATCGTCAAGCATTACAATGTTAGAGGCATTCCTCTGATGGTCAAGCTTGATGAAAACGTTGAGATGAAACGCAAGTCTGGCGTGATGACCAAAGAAGAACTAGAGGAATGGCTAAATGGTTAAAGAAAAAAGCAAGCTCACGGATACAAGAACTTCGTTCAAGCCGTTTCATTATCCGTGGGCATACGAAGCTTGGCTAAAGCATGAGCAAGCACATTGGCTTCACTCAGAAGTTCCTATGCTCGAAGATGTCAAGGATTGGAAGAAGAAGCTGAGTGAAGAAGAAAAGAACTTCCTCACCAATATCTTTCGCTTCTTCACTCAGGGCGATATTGATGTGGCGGGTGGATATGTCAAGAACTATCTGCCGAACTTCCCGCAGCCAGAAGTGCGTATGATGCTTGCTGGGTTTGCTGCTAGAGAAGCACTGCATATTGCGGCATACAGTCATCTGATTGAGACTCTAGGTATGCCAGACTCAACTTATAATGAGTTCCTTCAGTATCAGGCTATGAAGGACAAGCATGAATACTTTGAGCAGTTCGCTAATCTAGACGCAAAGAACATCGCTCAGCAGATCGCAGCGTTCAGTGCGTTTACTGAAGGATTGCAGTTGTTCAGTTCGTTTATCATGCTACTCAACTTCCCTCGTCATGGATTGATGAAGGGTATGGGTCAGATTGTTACATGGTCAATTGTCGATGAGACAATGCACTGCGAAGCTATGATCAAGTTGTTCCGTACCTTTATTGAAGAGAATCGTGATATTTGGAACGACGAACTAAAGAGCCAGATATATACAATCGCAGAGAAGATGGTTGAGCTAGAAGACAAGTTCATTGACCTTGCGTTTAGCATGGGACCAATGAAGGAGCTTTCGCCTGAAGACGTCAAGCAGTACATCCGCTACATTGCGGATCGTAGATTGATCTCTCTTGGACTAAAGGGCATCTTCAAGGTCAAGAAGAACCCGCTGCCTTGGGTTGAAGAAATGATCAACGCTCCTACTCATACAAACTTCTTTGAAAACCGAGCGACGGATTATGCCAAGGGTGCACTGAGTGGATCGTGGGAAGAGGTGTGGGCGAAATAATAGGTGTATTATGTCAGACTTATTCAAAAAGTATAATCAATCAATGCATAATAGGCTGCGATTCCCATTCGAAGGATCGGAAGCATTAGATATTATGCATTCTCAAGCATACCAAGATGTATTTACTTTGGCTATGTTTAATGGTAAGAAGAACGGAACCTATCTAGAGATTGGCGGATACTTGCCATATTATGGCAATAACACTGCGCTGTTAGAAGAAAAATTTGGTTGGTCTGGGGTCTCGGTTGAGATTGTGCAAGAATACGCAAACATATATCAAGCCGCTCGACCAAGAACGCAAGTTATTTGCGCGAACGCTCTCTATCTAGATTATGCTGCTATAGCGAGTCAGATAGCAGTTGATAACAAAATTGATTATTTGCAACTTGACTGTGAACCACCAGGAGTCACGTTTCAGGTTCTTGAGAAGATGCCACTAACCGAATACAAATTCGGCGTGATAACTTATGAGCATGATTACTATGTTGATGAAACAAAGTCTTATAGAGCAAAATCTAGAGAATTACTTGAGTCTCATGGATATGAGTTAATCGTCGGCAATGTATCAATCAACGGTCATGTGACATATGAAGACTGGTGGGCGCATCCAGATGTTGTTGGGGTGGAAGCCATAAATAGAATGCAGTGTCCCGATGCCCCTGCCAATCTTATTGATAACTATATGTTTATTGACTGAGAGATATTATGAATTTCGTTAAGAAAGTGCTTGATGCGGGAGGAAGTATAACTCCCCTGTTGATCCCGTCTGATGTCACTAACGGCACAGCAATATTTAATCCATCTATCTACAACGATAACGAAGAATTATTGTTGTGTATGCGACACTGTCAGTACACATTCTATCACTCTGAGAAGAAGAAGTTTGAGCATGAGTATGGCCCTTTATTGTATCTCAATCCAGAAAATGACATAACTCTGACCACAACAAACTATCTTTGTAAACTAGATAACAATCTGAGAATTAAAGAATACAATAAAGTTGATACATCAAAGTTAGATGTTAGACCTATTTGGGAATTCGTTGGCCTTGAAGATGCTCGTTTATTCAGATGGGATGATCATCTATACTTGTCTGGTGTCAGGCGAGACACCACACCAAATGGCGTAGGTAGAATGGAACTGTCAGAACTTGACACAACCAATGGTGTTAAGGAAATCTCGAGATTTAGAATTCCCGCTCCAGGCACTGACAATACATACTGCGAAAAGAACTGGATGCCAATTCTTGATATGCCATACCATTACGTCAAGTGGTCTAACCCAACAGAAGTTGTAAGAGTTGACCCAGATAAGAAAACTTGCGAAACAGTATATCATGGTTCTTATGTGCAAAAACCAAGAGATTACAGAGGAAGCTCTCAGGTAATTAATGTTGGTAATTATAGGATGGCGCTGACTCATACTGTTGATTTGTTTAAGAGTGAAGCGGGTAAGAAAGATGCTGTATACAGACATGCATTTGTTGTCTGGGATTTGAATTGGAACGTGCTCAAGTATACGTCTGAGTTCTCTTTTATGGGCGCTGATGTAGAATTTTGTTGCGGTATGGCTGCGTACAAAAACGATATTCTGATTACATTTGGTTGTCAGGATAACGCAGCATATGTACTGAGAGTTCCTTCTAAGTTTATTGAGGATTATATTAATGCTAACTGAACTGCAGAATGCACTACATGAGTATGTTTATGACACAGAAAATCCTGAGAAGTGTTATGCGCTAGCTCGCATATATGATTCATTGAATCAGGCAGCATCTTCCGTAACATTTTATTTGAAGTGTGCAGAAAGAACTCAAAATACTGAGTTAGCATATGAGTGCTTGATTAGAGTTGCTGCTGGGTTTGATTTCTCAAAGAACAGAGATAATACAACTCGCGGGATACTTCGTCAGGCTATCATGCTTTTGCCTCGTCGCCCAGAAGCATATTTCCTATTAGCAAGGTCATATGAACGTGCTAGATTGTATCTAGACTGCTACACATACGCAAATCTCGCTCTAGAGTTTTGTGATTTTGACTTGGCGCCTCTTAGAAATTCAGTAGGATATCCTGGCAAGTATGGTCTAATCTTCGAGAAGGCTGTAGCTGCTTGGTGGTGGGGCAGAGAAATGGAGTCACGAGCTCTGTTCAGATATCTGTCAGATAACCACTATAACGAGATGGACGAGATTCATAAAACTGCAGTATTTAATAATTTGGTTAATATTGGTATCGGGCCAGTAACGCTAACGCATAAGCATTATGACCAAAGCAAATTCCAAAAACTAAGATATAAGTTTAATGGTGCACAAGAGTTGAGAACTTCTCATGGTCAAGTGTACCAAGACCTATTTGTTTTGTCAATGCTGAACGGTAAGAGAAATGGTACTTACCTTGAGATTGGAAGTGCTGGTCCCTTCTATGGCAACAACACTGCTCTCCTAGAACAAGAGTTTGACTGGACTGGTGTTGGCATAGACTTTGACGAGAAGTTTGTGACAGAATATAGAAACAGCAGAAAGAACCAGATACTGCATCATAATGCATTGACTGTTGACTACAACGCCTTATTGGCAAAGCTAGCAGTTAATGGAGTTGTTGATTACTTGCAACTTGACTGCGAGCCAACAAACATAACATATGAAATTATGACGAAGATTCCGTTCGACAAGTATAAGTTCGCCGTCATAACATATGAGCACGATCACTATGTTGATCGTACAAAGTCATACAGACAAAAGTCTCGAGATTTCCTCAAGAGCAAGGGATACAGACTCGTTGTTAATGACGTCAGCCCAGAAGGTGGTTCTTCGTTTGAAGACTGGTGGGTTCATCCAGATTTAATTGATGCTGGCGTACTACAGATAATGGAATCTGTCGACGATAAGGTGAAGAACATTGAAGATTATATGTTCCCACCAGAAGAGTCTTATCTTAATAAAGACTTTGATTGGGGATTGATGGATGCTGAATATCGATCGCTCTTTGCCAGAGAAAACTTCGTAGAGAGAACATACGAAAGACATTACTTGGTTCAAGAAGGTGATATTGTTGTAGATGTTGGTGCTAATTGTGGTGCGTTCTCGTACTCAATCCTAGACAAGAAACCAAAGAAAATCTATGCGATTGAGCCATCCAATACGTTAATCAATGCCCTAAAGAATAATTTGAAGGATGCGCCAGCGGTGGTGATAAACAAAGCCATCTCTAGTTCAGACTCCAGTGCGAATAAGAATGCTGAGGGTGTTTATGTGTACCATCACGATGGTGACGTGTACGATACAATGACGTTCAAGCAATTCATAGCCGATAATGGTATTGACAAAATTGATTTTCTGAAGTTTGATTGCGAAGGTGGCGAGTATGATATCTTCACCGAGGAGAATCATGACTGGATCAAGCGCAACGTCAAGCATTTTTCTGGCGAGTGGCACATAGTCAATCACCCAAATTCTGTTGAGTTGTTTATCAAGTTCAGAGACTTGTATCTTAACAGAAATGATTTTGAGTTTAAGATTTATGAGCGCTGCGGTAGAGACGTCACTCACATTATCTCAGATAACCAATACATCAAGGATTTTGAGAATTGGTGGCGTCCAACATACCATGGACAATTCATAATTCATGCAAAGAATAAGAAGCTCTGTAACGTCGATAGCTCTGACTACAAACCATGGGAAGTGACGAAACAGCCTACACTAGAGTTCACAACTAATATTGCAGAATCTGGTTGCGTTGTTGATTGTTTGTTCTGCCCACAAAGAACACTCGAGAAGTCATATTCTGGTACAAGGCTGTTGACATTTGATAACTATAAGACTATCTTGAACAAGATACCAAGAAACATAAGAATAGCATTCTCTGGTTTGACAGAGCCATTCTTGAATAAGAACTGCACAGACATGATTCTTTATGCGCACGAACGAGGTCATGAGGTTGTTGTCTTCACGACTGGCGTTGGTATGACTCCAAGCGACGTGCATAGACTAAAGAACATTCCTTTCGCTGGTGGAGTTAATGGTGGATTTGTTCTGCATCTACCAGATGAGCAGAGAATAGCTAAACATCCCATAAATAAAAACTATATTGAAGTCATAAAGGCGTTCAAAGAAGTCTCGAGTCAGATTAAGAACTTTTATGTTATGTGTATGGGCGATGTGCATAGTTCTGTCAAGGAATACTTCCCAACGGCTCACATCCCAGAATTCTGGAATAGAGCAGGAAATTTGATTGGCGAATTCAGCATGAAGCCAGAGATGGCAGAATATATTGATAGAGTGAAGCATTCACCAAAGGCTAAAGACCCAAGAACTTGTGGCTGCTATGAAGATCTATACCACAATGAGATACTGCCGAATGGTGATGTTCTTCTTTGTTGCATGGATTATTCTCTGAGCACTGTGTTGGGTAACTTGTATGCTCAAGAGTATTATGAGTTAGCCCCTATGAATAATCAATGCTTTGAGATTTGTAGGTCTTGCGAAAATGGAGTTGCACCAAAGATATGATCAATCCAAATAGACAAACAAGGCTTTTCGTAGTAGATGATTTCTACACCGATCCGCATGCAGTCAGGCAAATAGCCCTAGCGCAAGAATACTGTAAGAACGGATCAGTTGGTGTTCGCAGTCTACAGCAGTTCATATTTCCAGGGCTCAAGGAAGAATTTGAGCGCATCATACAAAACAAGATTGTTAACTGGGCTGACGTTCATGGTATTTGTGGAAGGTTTCAATATTGTACACCAGAAGATCCGCTAGTATATCATTGCGATCAGACCAGATGGGCTGGTATTATATACTTGACTCCAGATGCTCCGTTTGAGACTGGTACATCGCTGGTAGCACACAAAAAGACCAAGATACGAACTAATGAAGATTCTAGAATATACGAATGCTTTAGAGATTTGGGTGAACCATACTTCTTAGATGGAACTCACTTTGAAGAAGTTGATGTCGTTGGTAATGTGTTCAACAGACTAGTAATCTGGGACGCTAGAAGTATTCACGCAGCAAGAAAATATTTTGGCAACAATAAGAACAACTGCCGACTGTTTCAAGTATTTTTCTTTGATTAATTGGAGCGACTAATGGCGAGCAACGAATATGATTTTGGGTTTTCTTTTTCTGATGAGAACGAGGCTTTGGGGTTAACTCAGCAACAGCCGACTGTATCTCCTGATGATCTGAAGGCTCTTCAAGATAAGCTTGATGCGCTGCTAGACTCAAAAGAAAAAGAACTAGAAGATGCGTACTCCAAGGCTGTTGAAGAGCAGTATAAAGCCAAGCTCAAGGAAGTAGAAGGGTTAATTTTACCTCTCCTATATAATCTGATGAAGAACCCAGAGAAAGCCTACATCAAGTGGGAAAACAGAACTGCGGTGATTCAGAATCAGATCAATAAGATTATAGCAATCACTAGGAGTTGATATGGCCGACATAGAAACAGAAGTGTCCTGCGACAATTGCGGTTCACAGTACACACTCATTTATGACACAGACAATGTAAGCTACGACGCTGAGCATTGCCCCTTCTGCGCAGACATCGTTAATATTCAAGAAGACGAAGAATGGGACGATAACGAAGAAGATGACGAAGATACCCTACACTAATGGTATTCATTGGTATTGACTATTCATTAACATGTCCTTGTGTTTGTGTTAGTCGTAATAAAATATTCAAGGACAGCTTTTTTCATTTCCTCACAGACACGCCCAGGCTAGAAGGAAAGGTATACAATATTCTGGGTGATGCGCATGAAGATTACATGTGCGACCAGCAGCGATATGAGAATCTCGCTGCTTGGGTTTTGAATATCGTATCGCCTTTCAGAGATGAAGATCATTATATACTAATTGAAGACTATTCTTTTGGATCAAAGGGAAGGGTCTTCAATCTGGCTGAGAACTGTGGTCTTATGAAGTATTTCCTATACAAGGATGGGTACAAGTTCTTTACTGTACCGCCAACTGTAGTCAAGAAATATGCCACTGGTAAAGGCAATGCTGATAAGCAGAAGATGTACGATTCGTTTTATGAGCTTACTCAGATCGATCTGATTAGCGTGTTCTCGAAGAATGGAAAGTTGAGTTCTCCCGTAACTGATATTGTTGATGCATTTTACTTGACACATTATATGCAAGACAGTATAATAAACGAAGATATGGAGAAGATCTATGGACCAAAAGCAAAAAGAGCAAGAGGTAATAAACAACTGTGACGCTGTAGTTTGGGCGGCAGTTGAGGATCAAGAAAGTGGCAAGAAAGACACGATGATGAATTTCTTTCGTGTAAAGAATAATATTCAACCAACTGATATGGGTTACAAGTACAACATTCTAACTTTCAGGCAAGGCGTAGAAGAATCAATTGAGTGTTTTTCTGCCATAATCGGTGACCCGAAAGTATACGTTGAGCGGCTAGGTGGGGCTGGATACAACGGAATGATGTTCAAGCAGAATTCTTGTAAGAAGAAAGAGATGAAAGACCTATTTCGTACATCATTAATGAATTGGGGTTTTTCTGAGAAAAAGGCAAAAGAAGCTGTAAAACTGCTAATATGAAATTATTACGAGGTGTAATTCTACTACTTTTCATCGCTGCTGCCTATTTCTTCGGCATAGCAGAGTGGTAGAATTTCACTTGACAGTTTGGCCTAAATGAGTTATGATATCTGCTGTAAATGGAGGGTATATGTATTCCTATAGTGAAATTGTTGATCGTCTGCGTAACGAAGTCCTGTCTGTAACCTTCACCAAGGTTGATGGTTCAGATCGCGTCATGCAATGCACTCTGCTCCCACAGTACCTGCCTGAGGATGCACGTTATAGCGGTTCCGTCCTTTCCGAGGAAGCTGGTAACGCAGTTCGGGTTTGGGATGTTGGCGTTGGTGCCTGGCGTTCGTTTCGTTTGGATTCCATCAAGAGCGTGAAGTCTAGCAATGGCTAAAAAGATCTATCGGCTCACTGAAAACATTGAGCCGACTTGGGATAGAGAGTACACTCAGACAGATATCCATGCTGCTCTGAGTTGGTACAATACAAACAAAAATGAAAAGGATGCCGCGAAGTATCTCGGCATTTCTGACGCCAATATCGCCAAGAACTTCCTAACGCTTGCCTGGGCGATCAGGATGCAGTCTCGCGGCTGCGTCTTTACTGAGAAGTCGCAGGCAACTATCGCGGGTCAGCACCAGATGCTGAAGGAACATCTCGCTTCCATTCTCGTACCGCAAAAGCAGCAGACTGCTGAAGTCATCTCAATTCAAGATCGTGTGACTGCCAAGACTGATCACTATATCGGTGATATGGAAGGCTCGCTCGTAGATGAGTTTGGTCTCACTGGCGACGTATCCAAGATGAACGCATACCAGTGGATGGTAGATAATGGCGTCAAGGCTATGCATGCCTCAAAGATTGCTGAATACTTCACCCAGCGTCTGGATACACTACAGGCTAACTTCAAAGATCCTGTTTTGAAAGAATATTATGGCGGTTTCACCAAGAAAGAATTCTTGAATTTGTTTACTTGCTACACCAAGATTGTGGCGGATGCTCAGAGAATTGCTAGCAATGCGAAGGTCGCTCGTAAACCTCGCAAGAAGAAGCCAGTCTCCTTCGATAAGATGGTGAAGAACCTCAAGTACCTGCCGAAGTTTGACGAACTGAAGCTGCAGTCTGTTGATCCCGTCAAGATTATTGCTGCCCAGCAGGTCTGGGTCTATAACGTCAAGACTCGTAGGCTGGGCGTGTATAATGCTAGCGATGGCGCAGGTATCTTGGTAAAGGGTTCTGCACTGACCAATTTCGATCTGGACACGTCTATTCAGAAAACTCTACGAAAACCAGAGGCGACTCTCAAGATCGTCACTGATGGCGGTAAGATCGCGCTTCGTAAGGCTCTCGATGGCGTGAATTCGAAGCCGAATAAAATGAATGGCAGAATCAACAAGGATACCGTAATTCTTCGGGTTGTATAAATATGATAGTCATTGCAGAGGAGAACTTTCATGCTACGATTTAGCGGAAAGAAACTTCACAAAGATGATATGAAATTGATGCGAGAAGTTTCCAAGTTCACGATGGACAAGTTCATCAAGAAGTCGACCCAAGACACAATCTACGTTCGAGTGAAACTCGTGGACGATATGAAAGGCTGGTCGGGCGAATGCTATTACATGGGAAACTTTGATGGCATTCGTGTATTCGACGTCAAGGTCTCTGTGGCCAAAATCAATAAGAGAGCAAAAAACCCATTTGCTCGTCTGCAAGATCCAATGAAAACCCTAATCCATGAACTTGTGCACGTCAAGCAGTACGCTAATAACCAGCTGTTTGACTACAAGGATGGAGCCAGCAAGTTTGAGGGTTGGATCTATAAGCGTTCAGACTCGCTTGAAGATTATTGGGATTCCCCTTGGGAAATCGAGGCATATGGCCGAACCGAGGGGCTGTTTGAGATGTTCGTCCACGATATGAAGAAGAGGGCTAAGAAAGCATAATACGATGTCTAAGAAAAAGCACTATGAGTATAATGATCACAACAATCGGGAAGACTTTTATGAGCGTCGGGAAAAGAAAAAGGCTCAGCAGCGGCTCTCTAATAAAGAGCGTTGGCAGTTCCGCCCAGGCCAATTTGAGGCTGATGAGAGCGACTTTGGGGACGAGCACGTAAGTTATTGATTTTATTAGAGTTTTTCCTATTGCGTTTTTCGCCCGTTCAGCTATAATGAATGTATGGTAAAGAATCGCAAGAAGCGGAACGACAGGAACCACATCCTGTATCGCCTGACCAATCTGGCCACAGGCGAGCAATACATCGGCCTGTCCGCCATGATCGGGCAGGCGCGTCTGGGTACGCTCAAGGAACGGTTTCGCCGTCACCTGTCTCGAGCTACCCACGAAGCCAAGGGCTGGGCCATGCATGACTCCATGCGCGCCTGGCCCCACTCCAAATTCTGGCGGAAGGAAGTCCTCGAAGTCGTTCGTGGGCGCAAGAACGCCCACCAGCGGGAGCGCGAGCTGATCGCCGAGCACAACCCGAAGCTGAATACCTTCTGATTGCAAGTTATTGATTCCATTAGAGTTTCACTGGTTTACTTTTACTCCAGTTCAAGTATAATGGTTCTATGATGAATAAGGAAGCTAACATGTCCATGAGCGAAGTCGTCGAGTCCCTCAACGCAGAGTTCGCGGAGTACGAAGCCGCGCTGGCCTTCGAGGAATATTGCCTCATCAACGACGAGGATGAATACGATCGTTGGCGGGTCGAACAGTACGAACTGGGAACCTATTGATGCTTTCTATCCCTAATGTTGGCGCACTGATTCGGGTACAGACCCGTTTCGGTACGCACACAGGGACGGTACTACCCAACGAGCGTTGGGATCCGCCCAACTCGTTCTGTATGACTGGCGGCGAGTATATCTCCGTGCGGAATATTATGTTCCATAATGTCGTACAGATGGATGTACTCAAGGGCGAGGCTAGGCGCGTTGCGCAGGTTACAGGTGTACGAGCGTTTCGTGTACAGCACAAGAAGAACGTATATACAGTGACGCTAAACAATATGAAGTATTCATGCACCTGTGTTGGCTTTCAGTTTCATAAGAACTGTAAGCATATTAAGGCTGTCTCGGCCAGGATAGCTGCATGAACTGGGCCATGTGGATGGCCTATGCTATTATAGGATTTGTGGTATTGGCTAATATGCCAGGGAGCGATGACGATGACGAAAAGTGATTTTCGAGACTGGACTGCTGCTATTCTTATGTCTCTGATGGGCGCAATTGTTGTTGTGGTTTTTACCGCTAAAATGTTTGGAGTAAATCTGTGAACGAGAATATTGAAAAGTTGATCATGCTTGCGCGAATCTCCACTGACCAGAAGTTCATGGAAGACTTGGATAGTGTTCCGCGACACACTTGGGAGTCAGCATTCCGTGAGAAGTTCGCAGAGTTGATTGTGCTTGAGTGTTCCCGTATTGCTGAACTCAAGGAACAAGGCTTCAGCGAGTATGACAAAGAAATTAGTGTTGGCTGGTATATGCGTAACCATTTTGGAGTAAAGCGATGAAAGTTGAATTGACCGCCGATGAGATTGCTGATATCTTCACCTCTGTCTACGCCATGCGTGCAAACTGGAGGAACGTTCCTGAAGTGAACGCACGACTGGAGGCACTGGAAAACAAGTTTGACAGCCTCGTGGATCATGCCAAGGAAGAACTGCGGCGAGTTGATCTGCTGAACCAACTCAATGACCTGATTGATCGGTTCGACTTCGACAAGGTGTCGAAGACCATGGCTGCGCTCGACTGGGACTGGTTCGACGGACGCCCCACGGTGTCTCGTATGAAGGACACGGTCGCACAGATCGGCGACGTTGCGATCGATGAGTACATGAAGTACAACGAGGATACCTTCGTGGCCACTGGTGGATTCAAGGTTTCTATCCGCAAGGGAAAGATGCTTGTTGAGTTCATCACTTCTTCTGCAGAGACGTTCTGATGAAGTTTCTCAGAATCGAACCCATCGAGGTTCTATACATCAAGACAGACGATCCAGAGTATCCTTACCATCGTCGCAGCAAGGCTGGTCACTGGGAAGTGCTCATGGGTGAGTCTTGGGAACCAGCGTTTAAGGAAGAAGAACTCGAAGCAGAGTTTCAGAGGGTATTTGGCTATGAATACAGTTGATCAGATCACTCAAATGAACCAACGAATCTTTGAACTTGCCAAGCAGGCAGATTTGGTGCAATGGGACACACTACCTTCTGGTGCACGAACTCCCGATCATGAAAGTGTGGCAAAGGCAAGAAAGTTCGCCGAGTTGATCATCAATGAATGTATTAGAGTCTTGAATAAAGACATCCATCTTGCTATTGGATATGATGGCGAACAAACCTATTACGATGTGACATTGTTGGAACATTTTGATGTAGATTATTTGGAGTTGAATGATGAACGAACGAATTAAAGAACTTGCTGAACAGGCGGGAATCACAACTAATTTAGATACTGATTTTTTTGAGACTAATCCAAATAAATGGGTTGACTATTATTCGGAAAAGTTCGCCGAGTTGATCGTTCGAGAGTGCGCTCAATTGGTGTTGGGACTTCCTACTGACAGTATGGGCTATCGTAGTGCCGATCAAAAGATCAAAAACCATTTCGGAGTTGAGTGATGAAATATTGTGTATATCGTCAATGGCGCAATAGTCCTCTACAAGAAGTGTTAGAGTATTTTTCATCTGTAAAAGAAGCCCAAAAGTTTGCCCGTGAAATTCCTCTCAGCAATGAATACACTGTGTTGATTGGAGAATTTGTATGAGTGAAGAAAAGAAGTCATTTTCTGATGATCTCCAAGAGTGGAGCAATACCTTCAACAAGGTCATGGCTGAGGTCGAGAAGGATTCAGAAGCCTATTGGAACAGTCTCAGCAAGGAAGATCAACTGAAGGCGTTCTGTGCCGTTTCTAGGCGCATTCATCAGGCAGAGATCGTAGACCAAGGCTCCTATCGTCATGCGCTCTATGGCGTGTTTGAGTTTGGTCCTGAAGCCTACGCTCCAGCACAACTGTCTGGGTATCTGGACATTCACAACAGCATCTATGGACCAGACCATGACGTTAGGTTGCTAGAGGCTTTCGCTAGGAAATACGGTCTGGAAGACCCAGAAAAGAAGGCTAGGGAGTGGTTTCTGTAAGTTATTGATTTTATTAGAGTTTCTCCTATTGCCTTTTTCGCTCGTTCAGGTATAATGGATGTATAGTGAATAAGGAAGTAAATATGACTGAATTGCGTTATGCCCGTTGGTTTTGTGTAGATCCTGAGTACACTGAGATTAGTGCTGCTGATAAGGTTATTCGTGATCGCATCGTTGCTATCATTGATCGATACGCTCCGCAGGGAATGGACAATTATGGTTACTTCGATTCTGAAGACATCGCTGATGCTATTATGATTGAATTTGGGATTGGAGAAAAGTGATGAAAGTCTATGTTGTAATCGAAGAAGATCGTGGGTGCGGTCCAATGGTTTGTGGTGTGTTTACCAGCCGCGAATCCGCTGAGGCGTGTGTTGATGGGTCGAGCCATATGTGGATTGTTGAAGAAGATGTGCGTCAATGAGCATAATGCCCGAAGAATGGATTGCTCGCGGTTATCGTCGCCATGAAGTTTCGGAGAGTCGGCGCGAGATGAATAAACTCGCAGACTTTCTTTTGCAGAAACGTATTGACGATGAGAAGGGAAAGAAGTATTATATCACTGTGTACTGTTATGACCGCAGACGCTATCCGTATCCCCACAATGAAATGGGTGATCCGTTTGGCTACATGGTTTCGGTGCAGTTTGACTTGCGTGATGGCAAGCCATTCTTCAACATCGAGATGAATGCCGTCAAAGGCATTGATGATGTTGAGGCTGCATACGAAGGCTTCTGGAATCATCTTGGTCGTCCGTATTATGAGATTTGGGAGGAAGCATGACTCGTGAAGACATCATCCGAATGGCGCGGGAGGCTGGGCTGGCTGTGAACTTTGACATTCGAGCGGTAATTGTCGAGGGAGTTCACATTAACAAAGAACTCGAA